ATGACATTGGACGAACTGAAAGAAAGGCTTGCGGCTATCGACGCAGAACTTTCCGACATCGTCGCGGCACTCGATGAGCCGGCCGAGGAGGAGCCAGCCGAAGAAGGCGTTGAAAGAGCATCCACCGAGGAGCTGGAAACGAGAAGCGCGACTTTGATGGAGGAGCGCCAGAACATTGTGGCGGAAATCGAAAAGGCCGAGGCCGTCATTGCCGAAGAAAAGAGAGCAATGGAAGACGTTATTGCACAGAAGAACATCGTTGAGATTGAGAAAAGAGAGGATACAACAATGACTAACATGGAAGTTAGAAACTCAAACGAATACATCAACGCGTATGCAGAATATCTGAAGACAGGCGAAGATGCTGAATGTAGAAGTCTGCTGACAGAAAACGCAAGTGGCACGATCCCTGTACCGGAACTGGTATATGACATTGTAAAGACCGCCTGGGAAAGAGATGGAATCACTGCAAGAGTAAGAAAAGCATACATCAAGGGCAACCTCAAGGTTGGATTTGAAATCAGTGGTAGTGATGCAACTGTTCACACTGAAGGTGGCGGTGCTGTATCTGAAGAAACACTGGTGCTGGGAACTGTAACACTTGTTCCTAAAGCAATCAAGAAGTGGATCAGCATTTCTGACGAGGCACTTGATCTGCGTGGTGAAGAATTCCTGCGTTACATCTATGACGAACTTACTTACAGAATTGCAAAGAAGGCTGCTGACGAACTGATTGCACAGATTAAGGCTTGCGGAACTGTTTCCACAACTACACAGGTTGGTGTTCCTGTACTGACCGCTTCAACTGTAGGTGTTGGAACTGTAGCGGCTGCTATGGCACTCCTGTCTGACGAAGCTGCTAATCCTGTAGTTATCATGAACAAGGCTACTTGGGGAACATTCAAGGCAGCACAGTATGCTAACGGATTTGACGCTGATCCATTTGAGGGTCTGCCTGTAGTATTCAACAACCCACTGACAGCAGCATCCGCAGCAACAACTGGCATTCCTTACGCTATCGTTGGTGACCTGGATCATGGCGCACTGATGAACTTCCCTAACGGCGAAGGTATTGACTTCAAGGTTGACGAACTGTCACAGGCAGAATATGACCTTGTAAGAATCATCGGTAGAGAATTCGTTGGAATCGGTGTTGTTGCACCTAACGCATTCGTCAAGATCGTTAAATAGTTAATACATGGTTTTTTGGAGGCAAAATCATGAAGAAAATACTGATTGCTGTACCATGCATGGACATGGTAAGCGCAAGATTCGCACAATCACTGGCAACGCTTAAAAAAGTAGACCAATGCACGGTTTCCTTCTTAATTGGTTCTCTAATATATGATTCAAGGAATAGGCTGGCTGGGATGGCTGTGGAAATGGAAGCAGATTATATACTGTGGCTTGATTCCGATATGGTTTTCCAGCCGGATACCCTTGAACGCATGATGAAAGTATTAGATGAACATCCGGAAGTTGATGTGCTGTCCGGTCTTTATTTTAGGAGAGGCGCACCTTTCACACCTGTACTTTTTTCAAAGTTAGAAGTAAACGAAAAAGGAACACTTGAATTCGCTGACTATGACAATGTACCGGATAATTTATTTGAGATCGCTGGTTGTGGTTTTGGTTGCGTTCTAATGCGAACAGATTGCCTTTTGGATATTGCTATAAAAGAAGGCGGTGGGGTATGGTTCACACCAATAGCGAATGCCGGAGAGGATTGTGCATTCTGTATTCGTGTAAGAAAGTACGGATATAAGATTTATTGTGACCCTAACATTGATTTAGGGCATATGGCATATACACCAGTTACAAAGGCCTTTTACAAGGCTATGGGGAGTTTATAAATGGCACTTTTAGACGATTGCAAACTTGCTATGAGGATAGTAACAACTTCATATGATAGCGAGATTCAGACTTACATAAATTCTGCAAAACTTGATTTGGGAATTGCCGGAGTTGTAACAGGGCAAACACCAGATGATCTTGTAAACAAAGCAATTATGACTTATGTAAGAATGAGTTTTGGCGCACCTGTTAATTATGACAAGTTAAAGGAATCATATGACGAACAGAAAGCACAGTTGATGAACGCTACAGGGTACACAAATTGGTAAGGTATCATGACGGAAGAAATTAAACTTATAAGTAGAACACTTTCAAAACTTGATAAATACGGCAGAGAAGAAATCACTGAAGACGTTAGGCTTGTTCTTTGTGAAGTTGATTCTATCACACAGAGTGAATACTACCAGGCTGCCACTAACAATTTGAAACCCGAATACAAATTCACTGTGTTTTTTGGTGATTACAAAGGCGAAGAACTTTTGACGTATAAGGATATTTATTACTCAATCTATAGAACATATAGAACGGGTGATTACATGGAACTGTACGCAGAACGGAAAGCCGGAACAGCGAAGGCACTAAAATGAGGATAAGACCCGAACAACTTGAAAGAGAAGTGTTGCGCATTTTAAAAGAATATGGCGATGATGCTAATGAAAAACTTGGTGTAATTACCAAAGATGTTGCAAGACAGGCATCAAGCGCATTAAAAGGTTCTGCACCATCCGGTGGCAACTATGCAAGAGGGTGGTCACATAAGGCGGTCAAAAGAGGTGTATTACACCAATCAGAGGTTGTCTATAACAGAACGGCTGCACAACTAACGCACTTGCTTGAAAAGCCACACGCAACAGGCCGTTACAGGGGCGGTCATTATCCAAGTAAAAAGGACTATACAGGCAATATTGCAAGAGTAGAAGAAGAATTTGTCACAAAGTATTTGAATGAGGTGATGGCGAAATTATGACATTAGAAGAAATTGCAACCTTAATATCATCAATGGGTTTTCCGTACAGATATAGTCATTTTTCTGAACCAACACCAAATCCACCATACATTGTGTACTACTACCCAAATGAAAATGATGTTTATGCCGATGACAAGAACTATGTCAATAAAAGACAGTTATTTATTGAACTGTATTCAAACAAGAAGGATTTTGAAACGGAATCAACTGTTGAAACGGTTCTTGCCAGTGCTGGATTGACATGGTACAAGCAAACAGAATTTCTGAATGATGAAAAGATATTCCAAACTACCTATGAAAGCGAGGTTATTATAGATGGCTAACAAGGTACAGTACGGATTAAAAAACGTACATTATGCAACTGTAACTGTAGGAACTAACACTGTTACATATGGAACACCTGTTGCATGGCCTGGTGCCGTTTCGCTTGCTTTAAGTGCTGAAGGTTCAACGGACACCTTCTATGCTGATAATATTGCTTACTTCACGGCTATTGCTAATAATGGCTACAGTGGTGACTTTGAATCAGCAATGATGCCGGATTCCTTCAGAACTGACATTATGGGTGAAACACTTGGCACAGGTGCAAAGAGTGGCATTTACTTTGAAGCAGCAGATGTCCAGCCAAAGGCATTTGCCTTGCTGTTCCAGTTTGAAGGCGATCAGAATGCAACTAAATATGCACTGTACAACTGCAAGATGTCAAGACCGGACATTGAATCAGCAACAACTGAAGATGGCATTGAGGTTAAGACAGTTAGCGGTGAGATCACTGCATCACCAAGAGCATTTGACAACATCGTAAAAGCACAGTGTGCAAGTACGGCTGCAACAGCATACACGAACTGGTTCACTGCGGTACAGGGATAAGAAGAACAGATACCCTTTAGAGGCTCTAATCGGGCTTCTAAGGGGTTTTTTGTAGTTAATTGATAAATTACATTAATGGGGGCAAAACTATGTTTAAAAAGGTAACTGTTGACGGAAAAGAATTAGAACTATCTGCAAATGCTGCAACACTTTTCAGATTCAAACAGGTATTTCATAAGGATTTGATTGGCATTTTAGGCAATGAGGAAAAAGCAGAGGTTGAAGGTGTTGAAGCTGTAACAGAACTTGCCTATATTATGGCAAAGAGCGCAGAAAAGGCAGATATGAACAAACTGAACTATGATGATTTTATCTCATGGCTGGAAGGGTTTGAACCGATGGCATTCATTGATTCTGCTGAAGATATCTTGAACGTGTATATGTCTTCTGCCAAATCTACGTCAACACCCTAAAAAGAAAGAACGAGAAAGCACAAGGGAATTCAACACGGCTCTTTTTATGCTTCGGTGTAAAGAGTTGGGTTTTTCCGTGAATGAACTTGAAAATATAGATTTTGGCCTTGTAGTGGATATGATGGTTGAAAAGGACAATGACGAACACCAATATCCGTACAAGGCAAGTCAAAAAGACTTTGATAAATTTTAGAGGTTATTAGATGGCTGCTGGATATATTAAAGGCGTTACAATTCAATTTGATGCTGATCTATCAAAATTAAATCAAGGGCTAAAAAAGGCGCAAGGGACTCTTAATAAGACACAATCAGAATTAAGGCAGATCAACCAGGCTCTTAAATTTAACCCTAAAAACACCACGCTGTTAAGGCAAAAGTTTGATTTGTTAAAGTTGGCTGTCACACAGACAGAAGACAAACTGAAACAACTCAAAACGATGCAAGCACAGATGGATGCAAAGGGCATTGATAAGACATCTGCGGAATACAGACAGTTAGAGCATGAAATCATAAAGACAGAAGGACAGTTAAAGTCTGCCGAAAACGCATTAAAAGCATTCGGGTCAGTTGGCAAACAACAAGTAGTTGCTGTCGGTGAAGCGTTCAAAACGGCTGGCAATAAAATCAAGGCTGCTGGCAGAACCATAACAACTACTATGTCTGTTTATGGTGTGGCTGGTATCTATGCCGGATCACGTTTAATTGATTTGAGTGAGAAACAGGCACAGGCTGAACAGAAACTAACAGAGATTTACAAATCACGTTTAGGAGTAGGGAAAAAGGCTGTTGCTTCAACACTTGAACTTGCAAGGGCAGAACAAAAGGCTGGTGTAGTCGGTGACGAAGTACAGATTGCGGCTGCACAGCAACTTGCTACATATGCGAAATATCCTAAAACTGTCAACACGATGCTTCCGGCATTAAATGATTTACTTGTACAGCAAAAAGGCTTGAACGGAACACAGGAAGACGCAACTGCACTTGCTAATCTGTTCGGTAAGGCTATGATGGGTCAAACTGGTGCCTTGAAACGTGCTGGAATATCATTTACCGAAGCACAAGAAAAAGTGTTGAAGTATGGCACTGAAGAAGAAAAGGCTGCCATGATTGCCGAAGTTGTACAGCAGAATGTTGGCAACATGAATGAGGAATTTGCCAAAACTGATGCTGGTAAGATACAACAGGCTAAAAATGCACTTGGCGATATGGGGGAACAGATCGGTGCTGTTCTGTTGCCAGCCGTAGCAAGTCTTGTGTCATGGTTCCAGGCTAACTTGATGCCTGTAATACAAAGATTCATTACATTTATGCAACAGCATCCGGCAATAGCAAAATTCGCATTGGCACTTGCTGGTATTGCTGCGGTACTTGGGCCAATAATCATGGTTGTCGGCTCGCTGGTATCTGCTTTAGGTTCACTACTGACAATAGCACCAGCGATAGGCGCAGCGATTGCAGCATTAGCAAGTCCGGTTGGAATCATAGTAGCGGCCTTTGCAGCAGCGATTGCCATAGGAATTGCCCTGTACAAGAACTGGGATACCATAAAAGCAAAGGCTGTGGCATTTAAGAACGCTGTTATGAAAACGTTCAACGCATTCAAGACTTCTGTAACTACCACGTTTAATAATATCAAAAATGCTATCACAAAGCCGATACAAACGGCAATGGATAAAGTTAAGAGCATAGTTAATAAAATAAAAGGTTTCTTCCCTCTCAAGATTGGAAAGATTTTCAGCGGCATGAAATTACCACACTTTAAGGTTACAGGTTCCGCACCATTTGGAATTGGCGGTAAAGGACAGAAACCTGGAATAAGTGTTTCATGGTATAAGAAAGCAATGCAAGAGCCGTACTTGTTCAGTAACGCAACTTTGTTTGGTGCTGGTGAAAGCGGTGATGAGATGCTATACGGCAGAAATGCACTGTTAAAGGATATTGCAACGGCTGTTAATGGTGCATCACAATCAATCGTTGTGAACGTATACGGAAGTGACAACATGAGTGTAACAGAACTTGCAAATGCGGTAGAGCGCAAACTGATCCAAACGCAGAAAAGGAGAACACAGGCATGGGCATAAATCCAACATTACCAAACTATAAAACATTAACTTTTGATGGTTCTAATTCTGCGGATTATGGTGTTTACCTAACAGGTGAAGCGGTATTTAACGCACCGGAAAGAGCCGTTGAAATGGTGTCAATACCAGGAAGAAATGGTGCATTTGCACTTGATAAAGGGCATTTTGAGAATATAGAAGTCACTTACAAGGCTGGCATATTTGCTGATACGCAGACGGATTTTGCCGAAGCGGTAAGTGCATTTAGGAACTTGCTGTGTTCTAAAGTCGGGTATTGCAGATTGTCAGATGATTATAACCCCAATGAATTTAGAATGGCTGTTTACAAAAGCGGTCTTGAAGTATCTCATGAAGGCTTGATAAATGGCGAATTTGATATCGTATTTGATTGTAAACCGCAAAGATTCCTTACAAGTGGAGAAGAACTTGTCACTATCGGTGCATGGGGAGAAACGAAAACGGCAACAGGTGCGATTGCTACATTTGAAGCACAGAGTGATACAGCGATCAAATCATTAACAGCCGACATAACACCAGTCCAAAGCGGTAGCGGTACACCATCTCCATCTAATGTAAGACCTATATATGGAGTAGGGGAAGTAACAGTATATGATGGTGGAAAGAACATATTCGATGAATCTGTATTATTGCAAGCAACTGGTTGGGTTGTAAATGATGGAGTATATAGCGGACAGGCAGTAGCGTTATATAACAAGTTTTTCAACAATCCAATTCCGTTAAATTGTGCAGAAAATGAAGTTTACACTTTTAGTTGTAAATTTAAGAGTGCAAACGGGCTTACTCTATTTTTCAGATTTCATTATTCAGATGGAACAAGAAGCGCAACGCAAAGTGACAGCACATCTGAAACAAAGGTGACGCTTGTATCAACGCAAGGGAAAACGCTTACTGGTATTTCATTTTCATATTCTGATACTGATGTTGTTTATTTGTCAGAATGTCAGATAGAGAAAAGCACAACCGCAACCACCTACGAGCCATACACAGAACAGACCATATCCCAAGACTTTGATGTCTCCCTAACCCCAACCTCAAAAGACACAGACCCATACTTATTTAAGGCTGTAGGGGATATATATGGAGATAGGTTAGAAGAAGACTTGGTTGGGGGGACGGTGGGGTGGAATCAGCTTGTGAAGAACTCCAATTCCAATACATACACAAAGTATGGATTAACGGTAACAAAAGTACAAGGAGAGTCCAAAGTTGCTATATCGGGTGAGTCAGATTACACAAGCGGAGATAAAAACCTCTATGTTGGAATAGCCACGGCTACGTTTATTAATGGACATAAGTATTTGTGTTTTACCAATTCCAAGATTTTCACATTATACAATTACGGAGCAGGGAGTGCTTCGACAACAAAACTTGCATACATAACGCAAGCAACTTCAACGGCAACAGCGAACTTTACGTTATTGCCGATAAGCGAAACCGCTATTGCTTCGGGAACTGCCATAAACGAAACGGTTAGTTATGCTTGTATTGATTTAACTCAGATGTTCGGCTCTACCATAGCAGACTACATCTACTCACTTGAACAGGCAACTACAGGAGCAGGAGTGGCATGGTTAAAGTCCTACGGTTTCTTCACAAAGCCGTATTACGAATATGATACTGGCACAATAAAGAGTGTAGAAGCAACAGCACACGTTACAGTAGGAAAAAACTTATACGATAAGAGTAAAACCAACACAAGCAATGGTTATTCTTCAGGTCAATATGTTCGCTATTCTGATGGTGCAGCGGTCAATGATGCCACACATTCAATTAGCGAATATATCGCAATTATACCCAACAAAACTTATACTGTTTCGCCCGTTTCAGGTACCAATGCATCTGTATGCTTTTATGATGCAAACAAGACGTTTATTAGCGGTGTTCGTTATTTGGGAGAAACGAATTTTACATTTACAACACCACAAAATACCGCATATATTCGATTCTCAATTACAAGTGCCGATGCTAACATAACACAGCTTGAATTTGGCTCAACTGCAACCGATTATGAGCCATACGAAGAACATACCTATGACTTGGGTAACGTTGTATTAAGGGGAATACCGAAACTGGACGCAAGCAACAACCTCTACTATGACGGAGATACATACGAATCAGATGGAACGGTGACGAGGAACACCATATTAAGAGCATATCGGAGTGGGGACGAATCACTTGCCAATGCCATCACGGACGGAACTAATACTGTTGTATATTCTTCCAATGCGTCAACCGAAACAACAGCACCATTTGAACAAATCCAAGAAGTATCTAAATACGGCACATTAGAATACATCACTACTAATGACGTACCAGTAGGACACAATACTACTTATTACACAAGAGATGTGTTTGGTGGGTATATTGATTTGGTTAGTGGTAGGTTGGTGGTTGATACTATTACCGAAACATTCTTTGAGTTTACTGGCTCTGCTGAAGTAAATGGTTTTAGAACAGGACAATCGCTAACAGATATTCCATCAGCATATGGAGAATTAACTTGTAATTTCCTTAACAGAGCAACGTCTTATATGGAAGCGGTTAATAACAGTGGGTCAGATGGCAACAAGATTGGCTACAATGATGCCGGTCTAATTTTATTAAATGTAACTGGTGCAACTACATTAGCACAATTAAATGCGTTAGTTTCAGAAAAAGGCGGTTGCCAAATCACGCACCCTATTGCAACCCCACTAAC